ATGAGCGTAAATCTTATGAAAGGATATGATATGGGGCTTAACTATATCATACAAGAATAAAATGAATAACGAAATAGGAAGTCAGTTGAAAAATTTACGAGAAAGGAAAGGCTTAACTATTGAGCGGGTAGCCTATGCTGTTGATGAAACACCCAGCGAGGTTGAGTTTTGGGAGAGCGGCAAGCTCAAGCCCTGCGCCGATGCGAAGAGGAAGCTGGAGTTCCTGTTTAGCTATTTTGGTGACGATCACAAGGAACTTGCAAAGGTAAACGAGGAAAACTACTCCGACTTTTTTAATTATCCAGAATGCGTTGACGTTCCTGAAAATTTCCCAATTTGGCTCAAAGCACACGGCTTTTTCGCTGCTCCAGCCTCCCTTGGACATCATGGAAACCAGCGCGGTGGACTTTATATACACTCTAGGGAAGTTGCAGCCGAGCTGGGGAAATATACGCGAAACCTCGGATTGCAGTGGAACGACAGCAGGAGCGCTTGGCTCGTCGGAATGTTCCATGACCTTTGCAAGGTCGATGATTACTGCTACAACTGGGCCGGCGACAAGTGGGAATGGAACAAAAATCAGATACTCACAGGTCATGGTGAAAAGTCACTGATAATGCTCCAGCGGCATATCACTCTCACAGAACAGGAGATAGCGTGTATTCGCTGGCACATGGGGTCGTTTACAGACCAGAAGGAGTGGGAGTATTACGGCAGAGCGGTCGAACGGTACCCGGCTGTACTCTTTACTCACACTGCTGATATGTACGCGTCACACGTTCTGGGGGTATAAATGCAGCACATAGAAGACAATGAACAGATGATACTTATTCGCTGGGCGCAGTTCGAAAGCGGCAAACACCCCGAGTTGTCGTTGCTGTTTCATGTTCCGAACGGCGGTAAGCGCAGCAAGGTCGAAGCCGCAAGGTTCAAAGCGATGGGAGTGCAGGCGGGTGTTCCCGACCTGTTTCTCCCTGTTCCGCGCGGAGCTTATCACGGACTGTTTATCGAGATGAAAGCTCCCAAGGGGCGGACGTCTAATGCACAGAACGCATGGATAGAAAAGCTGAAGAATAACGGATATGCAGTTGAGGTGTGCTATGGCTTTGAGGCGGCTCAACAAACGCTTCTCTCATACCTTGACGAAAAATAGCTGTTTGCAATCAATTTCAACAAGGAGGTGTAACTTATGGCTAAGAAGAGAAACTGCAGGCGAACCCCGGAAGAGGCAAGCATACATGAGGAGGCTGTAAAACTCCGTAAAATGACCGACGTTCAGCTTGTCGAAAAGGTTCGCTCTGCGTCTGCAACGGCAAGTAATGTGCCTGCGGTACAGGAATCTTCGACAAAGAGCGCCGCTGAATTCCTCGAGGCATTCGCAAATGCCAATATTCCGGGCGTGGGGAAGATAACACTCAAGAAGATGAACACATTCGCAAAAGACAACGGATATCTTTAATAAAGGGGATTGGACGATATTATGACGGTAGCAGAATTAAATAAATATTACCTGCTGGAGGACGCTATTAGAGATGATAAAGAGAGAATTGCGAGGATTGAAGCAAAACTCTGTGGGTCCAGCGCCTTCGATACGAGCGGTGTACCGAAGAACCCGACACCGCGCAACCATACCGAGGACAGCTTTATCGAGCTGGCACACCTCAAGACGGAGCTTGGCAATGAGGTCAAGGAGTATGAGGCTATAAAAGTCAGGATTGAGCGGTATATTGCACGTATCACCGACCTGCTTATCAAGCGCATCATGGAGAAACGAGTGCTCAAGCATAAAAGCTGGCGGACTGTTGCAGAGGAACTCGGTGGGGGGAACACCATCGACTCCGTCAAGAAGATGTACTATCGCTACATATCGGACAACCCTGATTAAGTTGTCACCAATGTCCCCCATGTCCCGTCCAATGCGTGATATAATGAAAACATAATCAGATGCAATGCACTCCTCAATTTTTGCGTTCTCGCCCGGCGCAATATAAAATTGAGGAGGTTTTATGTTACCCAGGAAAAAATGTGAAGAAATCAAAGCTGTTGAGATGCCGCCTATCAAGGAGTATCTTAAAGAGATACAGCGCGACGGCAGCGAACTTGGAGCCGATGAGGTGTTAAAGGACACGCTCAAATGGCTTGATTCGCGCGGGATGAAGAACGCTGTATCAATGCAGATGGTCGAGCAGTATGCATTCTCCGTGGCTCGGTGGATACACCTTGAGCGGCTCATCTCGAAGTATGGCTATATCGCCAAGCACCCGACCACCGGTGCACCTATTCAATCTCCGTATGTAGTGATGGCTCAATCTTACATGAAACAGGTCATCGCGATACGGAGTGAAATCAATCTTCAGCTTAAAGAATCACGTCCCGCGCCGACGACATACGTTCGGGAGGTGGTTTACGGTGAGTAACGAGCTGAACTATTACCTTGCGGACGTTGAGGAGCTTATCCCCTATGCGCGAAATGCCAGGACGCATTCCTCTGCACAGATAACACAAATTGCCGCGTCAATAAAAGAGTTCGGGTTCCTCGCCCCTATCGTCATTGCCGAGGATAACACGATTTTGTGCGGTCACGGTCGCTTTTACGCCGCGCAAAAACTGGGCTTAAAGAAAATACCCTGCGTCAAGGAATCACACCTCACCGAGGCGCAGAAACGCGCATATATCATCGCAGACAATAAGCTGAGCATTAACGCAGGCTGGGATGATGAGTTGCTTGCTGTGGAGCTGTCAGACCTGCAAGGCGAGGGCGTTGACCTATCTATCACAGGTTTTGACGAAAAGGAACTTGCGGACTTATTCGATGATAAAAGCAAATCTGATGTTGAAGATGACGGGTACGACCTGTCAGCCGCATTGGAGAAAGCGGCATTTGTACAGCGCGGCGATATCTGGACGGTAGGCAGACACCGTCTGATGTGCGGCGATGCTACCAGCGCCGATGATGTTGCCGCTCTGATGGGAGGCAAGCGCGCGAACCTGCTCCTGACAGACCCGCCGTATGGCGTATCGTTCAAATCATCGAGCGGCTTGACCATTCAGAATGACAGCATAAAGGACGAAGATTTCTACAGCTTCCTTAAATCGGCTTTCAGCGCGGCGGTCGACTGCCTCGAAAAGGGAGCGGCGGCATACATCTTCCATGCTGATACGGAAGGACTGAATTTCCGCCGGGCTTTCGTTGACGCTGGCTTTCATCTCGCTGGCTGCTGTATCTGGGTCAAAGATAGTCTGGTTTTAGGTCGGAGTGACTATCAATGGCAGCATGAGCCGGTTCTGTATGGATTCTTGCAAAACGGCAAGCACTCATGGTATTCCGACCGAAAGCAGACCACCATCTGGAACTTTGCCAAACCCAAGAAGAACGCGAACCACCCTACCTCGAAGCCCCTTGACCTTTTATCATACCCCATTCAGAATTCCTCGCAGGAAAATGCTATCGTGCTTGATACGTTCGGAGGGAGCGGCTCAACGCTTATGGCGTGTGAGCTGACAAACCGGATATGCTATACGATGGAGCTGGACGAGAAGTACGCTTCTGTTATCCTGCGGAGATACGTTGATGATACTGGACGCTCCGACGATGTATTTGTCGAACGTGCCGGCGAAAGAATCCCATATGCTTCACTTGCAAAGGCGGTGGAGCATGAGTGAACTAACTTTAGGCAGTCTATTTGATGGCAGCGGCGGCTTTCCCCTCGGAGGAATGCTTGCGGGAATAATTCCGCTGTGGTCCTCGGAAATAGAACCGTTTGCCGTCCGTGTCACAACAAAGCGACTGCCTCAAATGAAGCATTTCGGCGACGTGTCTGCGCTAAACGGTGCGGAACTACCGCCTGTCGATATTATCACATTTGGCAGTCCGTGTCAGGATATGAGCATTGCCGGAAAGAGGAGCGGCTTGGACGGCGCACGTTCCAGCCTGTTCTATGAGGCAGTCAGGATAATCAAGGAAATGAGGTGTGCAACAAATGGCAAATACCCGCGATACTGCGTGTGGGAGAACGTTCCCGGAGCATTCAGCTCAAACGGCGGCGAGGACTTTCGGTGCGTCCTCGAAAGCCTGTGTAAAATCAAAGATGAAACCGTTTCTGTTCCTCAATATGAGGGATGGACAACAGCGGGATATATCATGGCAAAAGACTTCTCCATTGCCTGGAGAGTCCTTGACGCTCAATACTGGGGAGTACCCCAGCGAAGAAAACGCATCTACCTTGTCGCAGATCTTGATTCCGAACGCGCCGGAAAGATACTGTTTGAGTCAGAAGGCGTGTCGGGGTATTCTTCTGAGAGCTTCCGCGCGTGGCAAAGAACTGCCGCCGCTGCTGAGGGCGGCATTGGAGCGGCAAGCGGGGGCTTAATGAACGCTGCCGGCTTTTGCGCGGAGCATTCGGCGAAAGCACGTGGAATCGGCTACGAGGAAGAAACCTCGCCCACGCTCCGCGCTGGGACGATACCAGCAACTGTCTACGAAAATCATTCACAGGACACACGGTATACCGGACCGCTTGATGTCGCTCCAACAGTAAGTTCGACCTATGGAATGGGCGGGAACAATCAGCCGTTTGTTGTGACCAAAGAAACGAGATGCTTTGATGTAAGGTTTACCTCCGAGGGAACAAAGAATGCCAGGCATAATTGCTATGAAACTACTACGTCGCGGACAATAGATACCGGCGGTAATGCGCCGGATTCCAACCAAGGCGGGGTTGCTGTTGTATCCGTCCAAGGCTCGATGATAGGCAGAACGGACAAGAACGGACCGCAAGGCAGCGGGGTGAACGATGACGTTTCTTTCACGTTGAACGCTACCGACCGTCACGCAGTAGCTTTTTCGCCGACGCGGGTATACAGCACGAGTAAGAACTCATACCACACAGAAGCTACCGAGAATGTTGCAGGCACTCTTGTGGCATCTGATTATAAGGATCCGCCGACCGTTGCGGAAGAACCTCGATACATCGTCCGGCGGCTCATGCCTACAGAGTGCGCCCGGCTGCAAGGCTTTCCGGATTGGTGGTGCACCGACCTCGAAACAGCAGATCCGACCGATGGTGAGCTTGAATTCTGGCGACAGGTATTTGAAGTTCACCGAAATATAACGAGCGGCTCAAACAAGGTAAAGTCAGATAAGCAACTCCGTGCATGGCTTAAAAGTCCTCACAGCGATTCAGCGGAATACAAGCTGTGGGGGAATGGAGTTGCTTTGCCCTGCGTTTTCTTCGTTCTTTCTGGCATTGTTTACTATTCACAGTTGAATGTTGAAAGTTTGTGAGTTTATTCTCTTGATATGTGTCCCTTTCGGAGTTAATATATAGCTGGTCAGCAGGCAGCACCGAGCGGCATAATATACACATAATTCCGCTGTACATTTCGTGTAATATATTGTTCCTAAACCGCTTGCTATTATCTCGCTTTAGAGTTAATATGTACACACCGAAAGGGAAAACAAAGCCAAACGGAGGACACGACAATGAAAAACACACAGGTACAGATCGAGGGCATTAAGAACCAGACCATAGGCGTTGAGGTCGAGATGAACAATATAACAAGAGCGAAAGCCGCACAGATCGCCGCTGAGTTCTTCGGAACGCACCGCCACGAAAACACCGCCGGCCGCAACGGATACTGCACCTTCTCCGCTTGGGACAGCGAGGGGCGCGAATGGAAATTTCAGAAAGACGTAAGCATTCACGGACCTGACGGTGAAAAGTGCGAAATGGTAACTCCGATCCTTACATACAGCGATATCGAAACACTTCAGGAACTCATTCGCCGACTTCGCAAGGCAGGAGCCAAGAGCGATGCGACAAGGGGCTGCGGGGTACACGTTCACATCGGCGCACAGGGACACACGCCGCAGAGCCTCAGGAACCTCGCCAATATAATGGCAAGCCACGAAAGCCTTTTAGCAAGCGCCCTCAACCTCGACAGAGGAAGAATGAACCGCTACTGCCGCACGGTAAGCCCCGCATTCCTCGAACAGCTCAACCGCAAAAAGCCCCAGACCATGGCAGAGCTTGCGGACATCTGGTACACGAGCCAGAATGCAAGCTACGGCCGGTCAGCGCACTACAACGACAGCAGATACCACATGCTTAACCTGCACGCCACTTTCACCAAGGGCACGGTTGAGTTCAGGCTTTTCCAATTCGACGCACCGAGCGGCACAAAGCAGAATGGGCTTCACGCAGGACAGCTCAAGAGCTACATACAGCTTTGCTTAGCGCTCAGTGCGATGGCAAAGAACGCAAAGAGCGCAAGCCCCAAGCCCCAGCAGGTGGACAACCCTAAATACGCGATGCGCACTTGGCTCCTTCGCCTTGGATTTATCGGGAACGAGTTCAAGACCGCAAGAGAAACTTTCACAAACCGTCTGAGCGGCGATGGAGCTTTTCGAAACGGCAGAACAGCATGACCCCGGCAAACCGCCCCTGACCGCTTCGGCGGTCTTAGGGTGGTAGAAGGGCAATTCTTCAGAAAGGACGTATTGTTATGAAAGAAAAACTTTACTTGGCTTATGGCAGCAACCTCAACATTGTTCAGATGATCATACGCTGTCCGGACGCGAAATTCTACGGAACGGCTGAAATCAAAGACTACGAGCTACTTTTCAAAGGTAGCAAGACCGGGGCATACCTGACCATTGAACGGCGAAAAGGCTCTAACGTTCCTGTGGGCGTATGGGCGGTCACGGAGCGCGACATTAGCGCCTTAGACCGCTACGAGGGTTTCCCTGCATTCTACTACAAGAAGGAATTCCGACAGCAGATATGGGGCAAGGACGGCGAGGACTTGGGCGTCCACGACTGCTTTGCTTACATTATGCATGAGGATAGGCGGATAGGGATACCAAGTTCGGTGTACATCAACACCTGCAGAGAAGGGTACAAAGATTTCGGATTTGATATCAATATCCTGATGGATGCAGTAAAGAGAAGCAAGGAGGCAGCACTATGAAAGAAACAACATCAAGAAGAGCGGCGCAATGCCCCAAATGCAACGCGATTTATACCGCACCGCCTGCAATATCGCGCGATGATGGCCACACACTCATTTGCCCGGAATGCGGCACAAGAGAAGCTCTGAAGAGTATCGGAGTGTCAGCCGAGGAGCAGAACAAGATCATCGACATCATTCACCGTTGCTACAAAAGGTAAAATACACATGATATCTGCGAAATCTTTGTGCAGGATATTCTTTTGCAATCGCTTGCAATTCCGTCGCTTTAGAGTTAATATGAACATACCGAAAGGAAATACACATCAAGCAGGAGGAAAAGAATATGTGGACACAGGGAGCAATAGGAATACCGAGCGGCAACGGCGGTATGACATCGGTGAGCTACTGGGTGAAACACTATGAGGACGAAAGCCAGTTCGGAATTGACAACGGTAGAATCTCCAAGCTAACACTTGTCCAGGACAGCAAAGTAGTGTACAACTACGACCGAGGCGAGGACATCGAGCCTCAGACATCAGAAGCGGAAACGGCGCTTGCTATCCTGCTGAAAGAGTACAACTGACACCCAACACGGCATCAATAAAAGGGCAGAGAGCGGCGCAAGGGCGCTGTTCCTGCCTTTTGCCGATGTGAACTCCCCCCTCAAGGTACTGTGAACCGGGGGCGGGGTGAGGTGAGGCTCGCCGACGCCCAATTTTCGCCTAGTCATGGAGAAAAAAACGGGTCACTTGAATTGAAAAAATATTTTTGGGGGTATAGAAAATGGCAAGGAAAAAAGCACAGGAAACCGAGGTCAAAAAAACAGCGTCGGAGGTGGATACAAAGCCAGTTCAGGGCGGGGCAAAAGCCACCAAGGGTACCGCAAAAACCACGCCTAGCGGCAAGAAAACGGCGAAAAGCGGAGCAAAACAGACTACAAGCACCGCCAAAGGGAGTGCGGATACCAAGTGTAAGACTGAGAAGAAAACAGCTCCGGAAGCCGCCACGGATAAGCCGGCGCGCACTCCACGCAGGAAAGCGGCTGATGTTCCCTCTGTGAGCAGTGACAGCGCGGTGCTTGACGCGGCGGCAAGGCTGGAGGATATGGAGGAAGAAGCGCGTACAGAGGCGGCACAGGACGCACGTCCCGCGAACTTGAAGCCGGCGGAGATCATATACTCGCTGAAAGCCGGGGCGCAGATATTCGTGAAGACCGCCGACATTGTAGCGGCGACCGGAAAGACTACGTCATGGATCCGCGACATAACAGCGCGTGGAATCATCAAGGAAACCAAGACAAAGCACGGTGCGCTCTACGACTTTACGCAGACCATGAGGGCTTATTGCGCATCGCTGGAATCACGCCGGAGCGATGAAGATACCGCCGATGTGGAGCTTAAGCGGAAAAAGGCAGAGGCAAAACTCAAGGAGTCCAAGGCGGTCATCGCGGAAATGCAGGCAAAGGAGTTCCAGGGCAAAATGCACCGTTCAGAGGTCGTACAGAAAATGACCGCTGACCTGCTCTACTTTGTTCGCGGCGGGCTTGTGGCTCTTGCCGGAAGATGTGCCACTGAGTGCGCTGCGTCCTCCGAGCCGGCGGAGGTGCAGAAGATCATTGAGCATGAGGTGCATGAGATCCTTAAGGACTTATCCGAATACAAGTATGATCCGAAAAGATATGACGAGCTGGTGCGTCAGCGGACTAACCGCGAACTTGACGCTGACTTCGATGATGACGATGAAGAATAATTTCTTGTATGAAATCAGTCTGCGATTGGGTTTGCTCATATTTTCATGATTTTATTTTTGTTACCTCTTGACAAATGCGTATAAAAGGCGTATAATATAAAAGAAAGGAGGTACAATATGAAAAAGGCTGATCTTGAGCGGTTGTTCAAGAGAAACGGCTGGATTTTTGAGCGTAATGGCGGAAATCATGATGTTTGGACTAAAGGCAATCAAACAGAAGCAATCCCAAGACATCGTGAGATCAATGAAGCTCTTGCTAAGGCGCTTATAAAGAAGCATAATCTCAAGTAACCGCAAGCTCCCCGAAAGGGGAGCATAAAGGCGGGGTGAAAGGAGTTGTAATATATGAGCACAAAAATGGTTTATCCGGTAATATTCCACAAAACCAAAGACAAAGTCCCATATTTCGTTGAGGTTCCTGATCTCGACGTTATGACACAGGGAAAATCAATTCAAAACGCAATAGAAATGGCACGGGAACGAATATGTATAAAAGTAATCCAACTAGAAAAAGAAAAAACGAAAATACCCAATGCATCTGAATTAAGTACAATCATAACCAATGACAAAAATGCATTTGTTTCTCTTGTCGACGCTGATATTGAAGCGTATAAGCGAAGCATGGAAAACCGTTGCGTAAAAAAGAATTGCACCATTCCTGGAAAACTTAATGATGAGGCTGAAAAGGCAGGAATCAACTTTTCAAAGGTTTTACAGAAAGGGCTAATGGAAGAACTAAGAATGATCAATGGCTGCTAATGCATTAGTCATACAATCCAGCAAGTCAGATCTTATCTGATTTGTTTGGCTTAGGTCTTATAGAGAGTTCAATTGGAGTTTTCCAAAGAATATCTGCCAAATACTTCTTTTGCTGTGTGGAAACCATCTGATCATAATGGATTCCGCAGACAAATGGTTTTTTTTGATAGTCTGCCCCGCAAGTCAGATTTCATCTGATTTTGCGGGGCATTTTCTATTTTTGATAATATCTTTTTCAGATATTTTTGCAATTTGTCCCGAATGTCCCCCATGTCCCTTTATATTTGTGATACAATATAATCGAAAAAATACCGTTTGAGGCGACGGACACAGAGCCAACATTCAACCAGTCTGATCACCGCGCCCAAGCGGTATTTTTGTTCGATTCAAACAGAGTAATAGCGCGGGCTTGCAACACCGCGCAGACGATACAAGGCGCAGGGGCTTTCTCCTTTGACCCTGCGCAGATTTCAGAGCCGCACAGTGCCGCGCCTTAGCGCGTGCGGTGCAAATCCGCAGGCTCTTGTCAAGACGTTGCGTACACAATACACGGCACAGGCGCGGACTACTCATCCGTTCGCGGTGAAACAGAGGTAATGCGGGAGCGCACTATCCGAGGTGGAACTGTGGTGTTCGTGTGGCAGTAGCTCAGTTGGCAGAGCGGGGGACGCAATCCCTATGTCGGCGGTTCAAGTCCGACCTGCTGTCTTGGGACGGTGGTATATGTCGGGATACGGTTATGGTAAAAAGTCAGTATTTATACTGGTTCAGCCCACTGCCGGCGGGTTCGATCCCCGCTGCCGCCTACCTATCGACCCTCGCTGCACATGAACGGCAGGGGTTGTCCTTTCAAATGTCGAAAGCGGCTGTTGTGCTAGGCAACAACCGCAACACGGGAACGCAGCGCGGCAAGATGACGCGCAAGATCTTCTGTGTGCAGTTAGGTGCTAATCTCACACAGGAAAAGTGCCAGCGGGGCAGGACCCGCCGTTCCCGCCTTTTCGGGTGCATGGCTCAATGGTAGAGCACCGGACTTTTAATCCGGATCATGTGGGTTCGATTCCCACCGTACCCACCAAGCCCTATGCGGCTTTAATTCGGGCGATAATATCAATAAATCCGTGTGTCAGAAAGGGGTTTGAGCGGCGGGAGGTGGCGGTGTGTTCCGAGAATCAGAAAAAGATCGGGTGAACAAGCTGAACGCCTGCCTTGCGAAGATCCTTAGCGGCATGAAGCCGCCGGAAGACCTTACAGTATCGCAGTGGGCGGACAAGAACCGCCGGCTTACCTCCGAGTCATCAGCGGAAGTCGGCAAGTGGCGGACGTCGCGAACTCCGTATATGTTTGATATCCTGGACAGTTTTACTGACCCGCTTATCGAGCATATCGTAGTTGTCGCCGCGTCGCAGGTCGGCAAGTCTGAAACCATTAACAACATGGTCGGATACAGCATAGACCAGGACCCCGGACCGATACTGCTGATACAGCCCACGATTGATGATGTTAAGCGGTATTCGGAAATGAGAATCGCGCCGATGATTCGTGAAACGCGCTGCCTTAAGCGCAAGGTCGCCGACCCCAAGTCACGCGACGCAGCGAACACCAAGCGGCAGAAGTCGTTCCCCGGCGGTGTGCTCGTCATGACCGGTTCGAACGTGGCGCACGATCTTTCTTCAATGCCTATTCGTTACGTTTTCGGTGACGAGCGCGACAGGTGGGCGACGAGTGCAGGCTCTGAGGGCGACCCGTGGGAGCTGGCGGTTGCAAGAACGCGAACGTTCTACAACAAGAAGATGGTCGAGGTTTCAACGCCGACTGTTAAAGGGGCGTCAGCTATCGAAAACTCTTACAACTTAGGCACGATGGAGCGGTGGAAAACTCAATGTCCCCATTGCGGCGAGTATGTCGAGCTCACATTTGATAATATCAGATTTGAGTACGATGCCGCCGAAAATGGCGACAAGAAGATATTCCACATTTCAGAGATTTTCTATGTGTGCCCGGAATGCGGCGGCATATCCGACGAACACACGATGAAGAGTCAGCCGGCGAAATGGGTCGCCACGGTTCCCGAAGCCAGAAAGCACCACAAAACGCGCTCGTTCTGGCTGACCGCATGGGTTTCGCCGTGGGCAACCTGGGAGTCGATAATATTACAGTTCCTGCAGGCGGGGACAGACTCCGCAAAGCTGCAGGTCGTGTATAATACGCAGTTCGGCGAGCTCTGGGAAGAGCGCGGCGACATGGCATCAGAAGATGATGTTATGGCGCGGCGCGAAGTCTATGAGGCAGAAGTGCCGGACGGCGTGCTCCTGCTCACCTGCGGTGTGGATACACAAGATGACCGCCTTGAATATGAGGTCGTGGGACATCGGCGATACGGTGAAACATGGGGCATAAAGAAAGGCGTTATCCTTGGACGCCCTGACACAGAAGAAGTCTGGGAGCGGCTTGACGAGGTATTATCTCATAAATACAAGTTTAAAAGCGGGGTTTCGTTGCAAATCTCGCTTACTTTTATCGACGAGGGCGGACACTTTACACAGGAAGTCCGCCAGCACTGCCGAGACCGACAGTGCAATCATGTGTTTGCGATAAAAGGTGCTGAACGCCCTGATATTCCGTACACCGCGCCGCCTAAGAAACAAAAAATCGTGGTCAATGGCAAGGTTATCGGGCAGGTGTGGGTGTATGAGATAGGCGTTAACGCCGGCAAGCAGAAGATTGTGGACAACCTCCGCGTTCAGTCGCCCGGCGCTAACTACTGTCACTTTCCCTTGCGCGACGATTACGGCAAGCAATTCTTTAAACAGCTGATGTCGGAACACCTTGCGTATGTTCCGAAACTGAAACACCCCTGGCAATGGCAGAAGATCCCCGGACATGAGCGCAACGAGGCTTTTGATATCCGGAACTACAACCTTGCGGCGTGCGAAATACTTTCGCCTGACTGGGACGCGATAGAGCAGAAGCTCCGAACGACTAAGCCGGGCGAAGAAAATGCGCCTATTCCCATGAAAGAGAAGAAAGTGAAGCCGCGCAGGCGCAAGAAAAGCGATTTTTACGATGATTGGTGATAACGATGATTAACAAAAATACGGCTCGTAAAATGTATGAGCATTATACAAAGCGTATAGATGAACTTATCAAGGCGCAGGAGTCGCTTACATCAGGCGGCGTCAAGTCGTACAAGATCGGCGACATGGAGATCACCAAGTTTGACATGACAAAGCTTGACGAGCTGCTGGAAGAGGCTGTTGACCGGCAGGCATACTATGACGCTATCCTGCACGGCAAGGCAACGCGCAAGACCGTGGGAATAATCCCCACGGACAGATGATTCATTTTGCAATCAATTTCAAAAATCAGCAGAAAAGAGGGCGCGAATTTGATCGCGCCTTGATTTCTGCCGGTTTGGGGCTTTAACGGCAGAGTTCATAATTTCTCCGAGGGCTGTGTGCGCGGCAGCAGCGGCGTATGCGGCTCTTCACCGAAGAAAAAGCGCCTGCTTGCGGGCAGGCGCTTTGAATGTGGAAACGGATTACTCAGCGTCGTCAGGCGGCGGTGTCAGCAGGTCGTTAAGGGTAATGCCGAGTGCGTTAGTGATTTTCAGAGCATTGGAAACAAGGCAGTCGCCGCGTTTTTCCAAGCCCTCAATAGTCCTTATCGGTAATCCGGTAAGCTCTGACATTTTGGGCACACTGATTTTTGCCCGCTTTCGGTATTCCTTGATATATAAAAACATATTGAAAACCTCACTTTATGAATAGATTTACAGCGCCGATTATTCCGAATACCAGAACGGCGCAAAGTGCAAGCGTGATAATAAGCTGACCGCCGAGCTTAACTATATTTTTCATATCCTCTTGACCTCCTTTCCGAAACGTGGTATAATATTGATAACCCCCGAAGGGGGCTGCGGATAACCGCCCGCAGCTGCGGTTGCTATCAGAAGATTTCTGCAATCTGCTTGATAGCCAAGACCAACAAGGTAACCGTTCCGGCAAGTTCAATTACCTTGAGAAGGAGCTTGTTAAGCTGTTCCAGCAGCTTAATGAGCTCTTTTATTTTATCAATCATTGCTTTCACCTCCCTTCTGACAATATTATTATACCACATTTTAAAGTGGTTGTCAATAGCTTTTTTGAAAAAATCTCAAAAAAATCTAAAAAATACAAATATTAGCACCTTGAAAGAGGTGCTTTTTTTATGGGCAAAAACGGCGCATGAGCCGCGATTGCTGACAAGTGAAATCTACAATTTAATACAATCAAGGCACGCCCGGTCAAACGGCGTGCCTTTGTTATTCCACGAAAAAGGGGGGACGTTTTTGAGCGGCTCAAATGTATATGCAAGCGGGTACGGCGACGCTGGCGCATCGCTAACTAAAAGGTCATTAAGGGCTTTCAATGCGCGTTCGGGCGCGCCGATTGAGGATATAGACTTTCACAATGCTACCATGCGCCAGCGTGGGCGCATGCTGTATATGGCATCCCCGATAGCCGCCGCCGCTGTGAATACCAACCGCACAAAGATAGTCGGTCCGGGACTTCGAATGAAGTGCAGTCTTGACGCGGAACTGCTTGGACTTTCGCCGGAAAGTGCAAGGCAGTGGTGCAAGCGTACCGAGGCAGAGTTCCGGGCATGGTGTTTGAACAAGTCGTCATGTGACGCGCTTGGCATAAATAATTTCTACGAAATGCAGCAGTTAGCCGTGAAATCCTGGCTGATGAGCGGCGATGTGTTTGTTCTGCTGAAAAGGCGCAAGCCGACTCGCTTTAATCCATATTCTCTTTGCATTCAGCTTGTTGAAGCTGACCGGATAAGTACGCCGCTGAGTTCAGTTGCAAACGGTCTTTTTTCGGCGACAGAGGGTAAATGTGGTGATAACGCTGTTCATGATGGCGTTGAGGTTGACGCAAGTGGAAGAGTTGTAGCCTATCATATCTGCAATGGTTATCCGTATTCTTCAATGCTTACGGATATTAAGTGGGTCAGAGTCGAGGCGTTCAGCCAAAAGACCGGATTACCGAATGTTTTACAGCTCATGGATTCAGAGCGTCCCGACCAGTATCGGGGCGTTTCGTATCTCGCCCCGGTCATTGAAATGCTTCTGCAGAACCGCAGATACACGGAAAGCGAACTTACAGCGGCAATCATTCAGACGTATTTTACCGGCTGGTTAGAAACGGAAACGGACTCGACTGATATGCCGATGTTCGACCATTCTGATGATGGCGATTCAGACGAGGACGAGCCGGAAATGGCACCTGGCAACATCGTTAAGTTGAAAAAGGGCGAAAAAATCGTGTTCGGTAATCCGAACATTCCGACTGCCGGATATGAAACATTCAACAAGTCAATTTCTAAGCAGATCGGAGCGGCGCTTGAAATGCCGCATGAGGTATTGCTCAAAGAGTTCACTGCGTCTTATTCAGCGTCAAAGGGCGCTCTTGAAGAAGCGTGGGAGGCTATCAAAATGCGGCGTTCCTGGGTCAATAACGATTTTAACCAGCCAATTTACGAAACTTGGCTTGCTGAGGCTGTTGCACTCGGCAGGATAAGGGCACCGGGTTTCTTCGATGACCCTCTTATCCGAGCGGCTTGGTGCGGTGCGCGGTGGGACGGTCCGGCGCTCACACAGCTTGACCCCAAGAAGGAAGCTGAGTCAAATGCCATGTTGGTTCAGCACGGTTGGAAGACGAACGAGCAGATCACAAGAGAGTACTACGGCGAAAACTGGGAGGACAATATGTCTGCTCTTGCGGTGGAGAACGAGCTTATAAAGAACATTATACCCGCCCAGACGAATAACATCGCTGACGATGATGAAGAGGGAGATGAAGAAAATGCCGATGAAGAATAAAGGCGCTGCGTATTTCGCGGAGCGTGAGGGCTATTCGGTCAGGGCTGATGCTGATATGGAAACCGCCGAGCTTGTGCTTTACGGTTTGGTAGTAAAAAGCAGACCGTTTGACTATGACACCAATAAGCCCACGGAAGAAAATTACATCGTTGAAAGCGAGATTTTAGATGACTTAAAGGCAATATCCAAGAGCCGAAAGTTAGATATAAAGCTCAATTCCTGCGGCGGTTCATGTACAACTGCGATAGTCATATACAACAAGCTACGTGAAATGGCTGCGAACGGCACACAGATCACCTGCACCGTTGACGGTGTGGCAATGTCAGCAGGCTCACACATTATGTGCGCTGCTGATACAGTCAGGGCGTCCGAGGGGTCGCTGATAATGATACACAAGTCATTAGCGCCTGTATTTGGCTATTACAACGCAGATGAACTTAGAAAAGTGGCACAGACCAATGATGCTTACGACAAGGTCATGTTGGCAGCGTACAAGCGTAAGACCGGAAAAGAGGAAGCCGAACTGCTCAGTATGATGTCGGCTGAAACATTTATGACCGGAAAAGAAGCCAAGGAGCAGGGCTTTGTTGACGAGCTCATTGAAACGAGCGATGAAGTCAAGATAGCTGCATCGGCTGACAAGACGGCACTGTATGTGAGCGGCAGATTTATGCCGCTTTACGGAGCAACATGCCCTGAAAATATACCGATTGTAAATAATGCTCCAAATATTACAGGGACACACCACATGGCATTACAGCCTGAATCAAACGAAGGCAATGCAAATAAATCAAACAACAATGAGGGAGGTAAAACTACTATGGCAGTAAATCTTGCTGAACTGCGCAAAGAAAATCCCGAACTCGCTGCACGCGTTGAAGAGGATTACAAGGCAGAACACGCAGACGAAAACAAGACGGCAATGGACGCCGCTGTGCAGAAAGCGCTTGCAGACGAGCGCACACGCTTAGAGAAGATAGAGGCTATCGCCGGACAGGTAAGCCCGGAGCTCCTCGCTGACGCTAAGTACAAGAACCCCTGCACAGCCGAGGAACTTGCTTACAAGGCCATGTCGGAGAATGCAAGGAAAGGCCAGTCGTTCCTTAACGACATGAAGGCAGATTACAGCGGTTCCGGCGTGGAAGATGTTCACGCAGTTGCCCCGCAGGCTGACGGCAGCGCGGAACAGACAAAAGCCCAGGAAGAGGCTGAGGTTTTAGCAGCTATTGACGAGGCACTGAAGGAGGGATAAGTAATGACAACTGAACTTCTCAACAAGCTCGGCACGGTTACTGCTGACAACCTTGTCGCCGGGACGGATCCGGCGTTAAGAGTCGGCACCGGAAAGCTCCGCAAGAACACAGGAGAGCTTAAGCGCGGCACAGTGCTGGCTAAATCTTCAAAGGACGGCACGCTTGTGATTCTGGGAACGACCGCCTCGTCTTCGGACAGCGAGGTGCTTGAGCCTTACGGTATTCTGACCGATGATATCACTGTACCGGCTGACGAAGATGTAAACATGACCATCTACATCGGCGGCAAGTTCAACAGCAACAAGATCATCATGAAGGACAGCTACCAGATGACGGAGGCAGACAAGGATACCCTGCGCAAGTATGGCATCGAGTTTACCGCCGCCGATTCTAACTGACAAGGAGGACAAAATGGCAGTTAATCTTGACATCACACAGTCTTATGTGTTACAGTCTATTGCTGAAAAGGCTAAGCCGGAATCAATGTTTTTCAGCGAACGTTACTTCACCACGGGCAGGAACGACATTTTTGCATCGAATAAGGTGCTTGTAGAGTATAAGCGCGCCGGACAGCGTAAGATGGCGCGTTTCGTTGCAGAGCGCGGCGGCGCTATCAGCGTTGGACGCGATGGCTACGAATTATCCGAATTCAGACCGGCATACATAGCAGAATCCCGTTCGCTCACGGTTGACGATCTGTCAAAGCGCGGATTCGGCGAGGCTCTTGTAACGGGCTCTACACCTGCACAGAGAGCTATCCGTCTGCTTGCAGAAGATTTCACGGAACTTGAAATCAGAACACGCCGCAGAATCGAGTGGATGTGCGCACAGGTAATGCAGAACAATGCGATCACTATGCAGGAGTACATCGACGTCAATACACCCGGCGAGGTCAAGCACATTCAGTTCTATGACGGAGATGCTTCTGAGCATACTTATACCCCCCAGAATCTGTGGAACTCCGCTGACGCTAATATCATCGGTGATGTATATGCTATGTGCGAGCTGCTTTCCGATCGCGGAATGGTGCCTGCCGACCTGCTTATCGGCTCTGATGTTGCCGATGTATTCTATAAGAACGAGGAACTCCGTGTAATGCTGGACAAGACTCTCGCTTACAACTTTGGCGCTGTAAACGAGCGTATCGTTATGCCCGGTATCAGCGAACTGGGTACATTCAATTTCAGAGGGCACACCCTCAGAGTTATCGTTGTGGGCAATAAGTACGAGGACGAGAACGGCAAGACCAAGAGCTACTTCCCCAAGGACGCGGCAATGGTAACATTCCCGAACTGCGGACGTGTGGCTTACGGTGCTATAACGCTCATGCCTTATGGCAGGGATAATTTTGAGACCATCGCAAAGTCGAGAGTTTCCAAGCTCTTCGTCGACAACAAGCACAACACCAGAGCAGTCGAGCTGTATTCCAGACCTATTGCAATGCCTAGGGTTTATACCCCTTATATCTTCGCAAGCAAGGTTGTAGGCTGATAGGAGGCATACAGTGTTAATTCGTATCAGAAACACCACATTCGGGTTGGTGGTTAACGGTATCGTCAAGCCCAAGTCACCCAAGGACCCGCCGTTTGATGTTGACGAGAAACTGGGCTTAAGGCTTGTCCGCGAGGGTATCGCGGAGGCGGTGGACGGTGCCGAGCGCGGCGAGGTTCAGTCTGAAAGTAATGACAATGATAATGACGAAAGCGCCGGCGATGACTTCGGCATACCGCAGTACGGTCCGGACACTTCAAAAGCCGATTTGCAGTCGATTGCAAACGAATACGGCATTGAGGTATCTGCAGCTGCGACCAAGCAGGAGCTCATCAAGGCGCTTGACGACTTTTTCGCCGACGCGCTTTCCGATGATTCGGAGGGCGAATAATGGGCTTTAAGGACATGGTAAAGTCCGATATCGCTAATGTGCTGATGAACACCGAGGAGTTTGCGGAAAGTCACACGGTGAAATATGACGGAGAGGTGTATGCAGATATACCGATCATTCTCCAGCGGGTCAAGCAGTCTGACAGACCTATAATTCAGAGCGACCATGCTGAGGGCATATACCTTGTGACCGCCGTTGCCTATATCAACGAGAAGGACCTTGACGGGGTGATCCCCGAACAGGGACATCGCTTTGAGATAGACGACGGCGAGGCGCTAGGTAAGACGTTTTTCCGCAAGTATTCGGTAGTTACGTCCAAATGCGAGATGGGGCTTATCACGCTGGAACTGAGGTGCTATGATGAGTGACGTATATGACTTGATGAATTCGCTTGAGGAAAAAATGGAAAAAGCTTTTCAGAGAGCAGATCGTTCAGCAATACAGCGCGCTGTAATCACAGGCAGGGCAGCCGCAGCAAGAGCAATCCAAAAACATAACACCTTGAAAATCGGAAAAATCAAACAGTCTGTCAATGTTACAGTCAGCAGCATTAAAAGCGGCAGTTTGATAAAGTATTCCGGGGAACACATTCCTCTATTAGCGTTTGGGGCTACTCTTACATCAGAGGGATTACGTGTGAAAGTTAACCGTAACGGCAACAGTGAGATATTAAAACATGCGTTCATAAAACCAACAAAAAAATATCCTATAGGAATATATGAACGTGTAACTACTCATAGAGTTCCTCTTGAACAAAAATATGGTCCATCAATTCCGCAAATCATCAAGGCAAATGATGATGTGAGCAAGGTTATAGACACTGCCCATAATGAAGCATATTGTGAACGATTAGAACACAATGTAATGGCTATATTAAATGGTTGGTGGGAACAGCAAAAGCGTACAGAAGGTACCAGAGAATACTACCGTGTAAAAAAACGCGCTCAAGATATGGGAATTAATGTAGAAGTAGCATTGCAGAGGTATCTTAAAGGTGGGGATTGACGAATGACAAGGGTAAAACTCATTCAGGAACTGAAAAAGTTCTGTGAGGACGCTATAAAGAACGTTTCTCTTCCGGAGGCAGTCCAGAAAGGCGACGCAAAGGAGAAAAGCCGTGTTCCGGCGGTGTATCTCATGCGCCTGCCTGACAGCAATTCGGCAAAGAAACTCGCGCCGTATATCATCGTTCAGTTCATCGACAGCAAGCACCATCGGAGCGAGAACGGCTATCCTAATCCCGAATACACGGCGGCGGTGCGCTTTATCTTCTGCGTGTACTCGCAGGACGAGCAGGACGGTGCTGTAATGCTCCTCAACCTCATGGACAGGGTGCAGGAGCGGCTGCTTGAACAGGTGCAGATAGGAAAAGAATTCGTGCTTGACGAGCAGGAGGGAGTTGAGTCGGTCGTCTATCCCGATGATACCGCGCCCTACTACGCAGGCGAAATGATAGGCACATTTCACATCAGACCAATACAGAGGGAGGTTGATTTCTTTGGCAAGGAAAACCGACGTTTCGGAGGAAATGTCTGAGGTAAAGACCATCGGCGATGAAGTACCGTCCGAACAGCCGGAACAGGCGGAGCATGGCGGGCAGAACGCGGTGGAAGAGTCAAGGGTCTGGGTCTATTTAGGTCCCTCGATACGCGGAGTTGTCACGAATGGCAGGATATATTTCGGCTCAAAGGCTGAAATTATTGAATCGTTCGGCGAAAAGCTCAAGGATTACCCGCAGATCGAGCGGCTTATTGTCGCAGACCGCAACGTTGCAAAGGCAAAAAGCGCCCTGAAGGAAAAGCGCGGTATATACATCCCGTATGACGCGCTTATCAGGAAAATCACAGGCAAGGAGGAGTAAACCGTGGCTTTAAAACATGGCATAAACACATATAAGGACGATACTGGCGTTGTTGCGGTGCAGACCGCAGCGGTCGGTATTCCTTATTTCATCGGCGCATGGCCCTGCCATCGCGGTAAGGGCTACACTGGCAAGCCCCAGCTTTCGTCCGGATTCAGCGAGGCAGAGGAACTCGGCGGCTACAGCACCGAGTGGAGAAACGCGGACGGTTCGCCCAAGTGGAATCTCTGCCAGGCAATGTACGGATACCATAAACTCATGGGCATGTCGCCGGCGATATTCTACAACATCTTCGACCCGGCAAAGCACAAGAAGGCTGTTGCAGTCGAGGAATTCACGGTAACTGACCACATCGTGGAGCTTACCGCTGACGCTATCATAAACGACGATCTTAAGGTAACGGCTGGAAGCGCGTCAACAGCGCTGACAAAAGGTACCGACTACGAGGCATATTACAGCGGCAATGCGCTGTGTATCGAGCTGCTGGCAGATTCTTCGAGCTACAGCGCCGATAAGCTCAAGATAGGCTATGATGTCGCAGACCTTTCCACCATCACGGCTGAGGACGTTGAAATGGCTGTGGAAACAGTTGAAATGTGCCGCAGCGTTGTCGGCATTGTTCCCGATCTTATATGCGCCCCCGGCTGGTCAACGGATCCGACAGTGGCGGCGGTGATGGCGGCGAAAGCGCCGAGTATCAACGGTCTGTTCCGCGCCAAGGCGGTCGTGGACATCAACACCAAGACGGTCAACGACTATTCCAAGGTGCTTAAGTACAAGACCGACAACGGTTATGTATCCGAGGACATGATCGTATGCTGGCCGATGGTCAAGAGCGGCGATTACCTTTTCAATATTTCCGTTATCGTGTGCGGACTTATCGCAAAGGTGGATTCCGACAATGCCGATTGCCCGTATGAGTCTCCGTCCAACAAGTCCGTATCCATCACCGGCGCGGTTTGCGCGGATGGCACTGAGGTAACGCTTTCACTTCCGCAGGCTGACGTTATCAGCGTATCTGCCGGAGTGGTTACCGTACTTAACAATGGCGGCTGGACCCTGTGGGGCAACTATCTGGGCTGCTATCCCAAGACGAGCGATGTAGCTAAGATGTTCATCTGCACCAACAGAGTGCAGGACTGGATATGCAACACGTTCATCAATACATTCTGGCAGTACATCGACAAGCCTCTGACCCCCGCGCTGCGTGACGCTATCATCAATGCGTTCAATGCATGGCTCAATGGCCTTACAGCAGAGGGCAAGCTTTACGGCGGCGAAATCGCATATACAAGTGAGCTGAACCCTGTCACAAATCTCATGAACGGAATGTTCCGTCTTGACTGTCAGGCGGCATCGCCTATTCCTGCACAGCAGATAGATATGCACGTTCAGTACAGCGTGGATATGCTTGAAGCCGCGCTCGGTTCTTAAGAAAGGAGGACTGCGAAATGCCTAATGGAGTTGACGAGGGAGTAATCTCCTATGCCATCTATGAGGACGAAAAGATGTTTTACGGAGTTGCGGAGGTAGACCTTCCGGATTTTGAAAATATGGTATTCAATGTGAGCGGCGCGGGGGTGCTCGGTGAGATTGAGATACCTGTTATGGCTCAGCTCAAGGCTATGACCACAACGTTTAAGTTCAATCACGCAAACGAGGCGGCGTATGCTCTTGCCGAGGAACGTGTCCATACGCTTTCCCTGTGGCGTGCCGACCAGCACTACAATTACAGCGGCGGCGAACTGGAAACCAAGCAGAAGAAGATAATCATGCGCGTTGTTCCGAAAAAGCTGACCGGTGGTACGGTCAAGAACGCATCGCCTATCGCAGTGAACGGCGAATACGCGGTACACTACTATGCGGAAATCGACGCGAACGGCAAGAAGCTCTGCGAGTATGACCCGCTGAATTTCCGTTACATCGACCACACCGGCAAGGACAGAGCGGCGGAGATCCGCAAGTGTCTGGGTATGTCCTGATAATTACTATCGCTGTTCCCTGCGAAATGCAGGGAGCGGCGTTTCTTTTAGGAGGAGTTTGAATATGGCAAAGACTGATGTTGAATCTGAAAAGGTCGAAACCCTGGACGATCTCGTGGAAAAGGAGTTTGCCAAGATGGCGGATACCAGTGTAGAGAATGTGCTGCACCTTTCAAAGCCTGTACTTTACAACGGCGAGGAGATCACGGAGCTGGCGTTTGACTTCGACAAACTGACAGGCGCGGATGCGCTGAATATCGAAGAAGAGCTTGGAATGCTGAGAAAACCCATGTATTTCGGCGCTGTTAACGATGGAAACTACCTTATCCGCGTAGCTGCTAGGGCTTGTACAAAGCCTGTCGGCGTGGATTTCTTTTATAAAATCCCCATCAAAGACTTCGATCAGGTGAGAAACAGAGCGCGTTTTTTCTTGCTGGGAACTGCAACGTTGAAACGCTGAGACGTAATATCCTGATACTCGCTAAGACCGGATATGCGCCTGTGTCCTTTTGGCTGGGGCAGCCCCTTAAAGAAATACAGCGATGGATAGTAGCACACAATGATCTCCTTAGAGAAGCAGAAAAGTAAGAAAGGGTGAGGGTTGAATGGCAAGCAAGCAGTATGAAATGTTGTTCAAACTCGGCGCGCGGCTGGGTGAGAACTTCAAGGGAACGTTCAACTCCGCCCAGAAGATACTTGATAAAACTCAGAAGGAGATACAGACGCTGAATAAGCAGCAAAGCGATATCAGCGCCTATCAGAAACAGCAGGCAGGCATTGAACGGTCTACCAAGCAGCTTAATACATATGAAAAGCAGCTCGAAATCACTCAGAGCGGACTTGCAAAGCTGAAAAACAGCACCGAGGACACTACGGTGCAGGAGGCGCAGCTTTCGGCGCGCGAAGTCGAGCTGAAAAACCGCATTGCGAACACCGAACAGGCTATTGCGGACAAAAATCAGCGCTTACAGCAGATGGGTCAGAAGCTCTCTGAGGCAGGCATTGATATCAACCAGCTTACAAGTGAAAGCAACCGCTTGAAAACCCAGGTCGAGGAACTGACCAAGCAGGAAGAAAGAGCTGCTGAGGAAGCCGCCAGATATGGTGACGCCGGCGCAACGGCGTTTGAAACCGTCGGGGCGGCTATGATGGCGGCGGGAATCGGCACTGCGCTGAAGAAGATAGCGGACGTATATCAGGAATGCATTGATGTGTCGATGGAGTTCGGCAGCACAATGAGTACTGTCGAGGCTCTATCCGGTGCGAACGCAGTCCAGATGCAGGAACTGACCGCCAAAGCAAAGGAACTCGGTGCGCAGACCTCGTTTACTGCAAACCAGTCGGCAGAGGCTATGACCTACATGGGTATGGCAGACTGGGATGCGAACGAGATGCTTTCCGGTATGAACGGCATGATAAACCTTGCCGCCGCTTCCGGTGAAGACCTTGCGCTTGTATCGGATATCGTCACGGATAACCTGACCGCGTTCGGGCTAACTGCAAAGGACACCGCGCACTTTGCTGATGTGCTTGCAGCGGCCGCTACGAACTCCAACACCAACGTTGCCACCATGGGCGAAACCTTTTCTGGTGCGGGCGCGATAGCCGGGGCGCTCGGATACAGTATTGAAGATATGGCGGTCGGCGTTGGTCTTATGGCTAATGCGGGCGTTAAGGGTTCTGTTGCAGGTACCGCGCTGAAGAACACATTTAACGGCTTGCTCAACGGTGCGACCCTCACAGCTGATGCATTCGGAGAAATCGAATACTCTGCGGTAAATGCTGACGGCACTATTGACGAGTTCTCCGATGCCATAATCGAACTTCGCGGCTACTTTGAGCAGATGACCGAGGCAGAGCGTGTCCAGAACGCTATGGCGATTGCCGGACAGCGTGGATACAACGGTCTGCTTGCAATGATCAACGCCTCGGACGAGGACTTCCAGTCCCTTACCGAGAAGATAAACAACTGTTCCGGCGCTGCACAGAAGATGGCTGACACCAAGCTTGACAACCTGCAGGGCGATGTTACGCTGCTTGATTCTGCCACCGACGGTCTTAAGATGACTGTCGGCAGTCTGTATGAAGATGAGCTCCGCAGGCTTACTCAGACAGGCACACAGATCATGACCGGCATAAATGAATTCTGTGAGGAAAACCCCGCTGTTGTCAAGTCTATCATGGCAGTCGGCGCGGAGATCGGCGTTGTTGTTGCAGGCTACACGGCATTCACGGCGGTGAAAAAGATTTCTAACGCTCTTTCGGCGGCTGGAATCGGCATAAAGGCAAGCGAGAACGGCTTGCTCATGCTGCTGAATATCAACCTTTCAAAGAACGTGGCGGCACAGTTTGCCGCCGCCGGCGCACAAATGAAGCTGAATGCGGCAATGCTCGCTAATCCGGCGGGTATTATTGCAGTTTCGGTCGTTGCGCTTACGGCGGGAATCATCGGTTACTCTGAGGCAACGAAAGCGGCAAGGCTTGAAACACTGACCCTGACGACAGCCTCACAGGAACAGCAGGACAGAGTCGAACAGCTTAACAGCGACTATCAGACTGCCTGCGATACATACGGCGAAACCTCAGACCAGGCACGCGCTCTGAAATATGACCTTGACGAGGCAACTGCCGCTATTGAGCAGCAGTCATTTTCCGTCTCGGAACTGTATTCGGAGATAGATTCTCTGCATGACTCCACATCTGACCTGCTTTCCTCGTACCATGAGGGAACCAATTCAATTGCTGATCAGCAGGAGCAGGCACAAATACTGGCGGCAAAGCTGAAAGATATAGCTTCTTCATCAGAAACGGCGGCACATAAAGAAGCGCTTATGCAGCCGATTCTTGAAAAACTAAACGAGCTGTATCCCTCGCTCGACATTAATGTTGAGAACGTGACTAGCAAGCTTGATGGTCTTTCCGCTGCTATTGACAGGGCTGCTGGTTCGGATAGCATACAGGCAAAGTACAAAGCGGCACAAGATAATATTGCAGAACTGACTATCAAGCAGCAGCAACTGCAGGAGCAGGCTGAAAAAGCCGAGATTGCTTATAATCAGGCTTATTTCAGAGAAAAGAGTTTCGTTGAGAATACTCTTGATTACTCGTTTCTCGGAAACATCTTCGGAAAGAGTGACTATACACAGGATCTTAACAAGGCATCAGAAGAACGAAGCAAGGTTCTTTCTGATTTGGCAGAGGTCAACGCGGCTATTGCTGAGTGCGAAAGCGTCGGCATAGAATACAGCGATGTAATTTCCGGTGCTTCTGAGCAGATGGTTTCCGCATATGACGCGGTATCCATAGCGGTAAACGACGTCACCGACCAGACAACCGAGCTTTTGCAGGCTTACAACGATGCATATCAGGCGGCTTACGACAGTGTAAATGGCCAATACAACCTTTGGACAAATGCTGAGGAAACTCTACCGACAAGCATTCAGACTATCAATGACGCGCTTTCTTCGCAGACAGAATACTGGGACAATTACAACTATAACCTTGAGTCGCTATCCAAGAGGACTGGCGACATTGAGGGCTTGGGAGATGTGATCGCCTCATTTGCGGACGGTTCTTCTGATTCGGTGAACGTCATCGCCGGCATGGCTGACGCGACCGATGAAGAACTGAAAACCATGGTCACGAACTTTGAGGAGCAGAAAAAGGCGCAGGAAGAGGTTTCGAAATCGCTTGCCGAATACAAAGTCGATATTGATGATACAATGGACGGTATCGTTGACGACATGGAAAAAGCCGTTGAGGATATGAAACTGAGCGACCAGGCAGAAGAAGCGGCAAAAGCTACGATACAGGCTTATGCTGACGCTATCCTTGCCGGGAAAGGCTCGGTCACCACAGCGGCGGATATTGTTGCGGCGGCCGCTGCACAGGCCCTGGCAGGGGCGAGCGCTTCTGACAAGGCGTATGAGGGAAGCGTGCGCGGTTTCCATGATATTGAGAACGCTTATGCAAGCGGTACTGACTACGCAGAAAATGGCATTGCCCTTGTAGGCGAGGAAGGACCGGAACTTGTGGCTATGCGCGGCGGTGAAAGAGTCGTTGACGCGGATAACACCAGGGCGCTGCTTTCCGGCGGCTCGGGCGCGCAGATCACCATAGCGCCCCAGTTTGTCGTGAACGGAGAAGTTAGCGATATGACCGAGGAAAAGCTGCAGGAGATGTCCGAGCGGCTTGTTGATATGGTTCGGGACGCGCTTGAGGAAGCGGGAATAGACAGGCAAAGGAGTGTGTACGCATGAGCACATACACGACAAAGCAGGGGGATATGTGGGACAGCATATCCCACCAGGTGTACGGAGATGTGAAATTCACGGACGTGCTTATCAATGCCAACCCTGAATACCGATACATTTACATCTTTTCGGAGGGCGTTATCCTCGATGTCCCGGATGTTGAGGACAGAATAACGGCGGACGACCTGCCGCCGTGGAAGAAGGCGAGCGGATGAGTGACAAGCACCTTGCGCGCCGCGCTGAAACGCAGGTAGTTCTTAACGGCGTGGACATATCCGTGTATGTGAATAAGGACTGGCTTTCTTTCACATACACGGACAACGAAGAGGACGAGGCTGACGACCTGCAGATAAAGGTCTGCGACCGTGACGGCAAATGGCTGCGGAAATGGCTGAACAGCATAATTGATGGCGGTGCGCTGGGCGGTTCGGTGATATCCGCCGCGCCGGAGGGCAGCACAAAGACATCAACGTCTTCAGGTTCGAGTTCCTCGGCCAGCGGGGGTACCGATAAACCGAGATACAGAGTGACCGCCTCAACGGGCGTAAATATTCGCAAGGGAGCAGGCGAGAAATACAAGGTGATCGGCAAGCTCCCTTACGGCACTATCGTTGAGGTTAACGGATTTTATTCGAGCTGGGCGAAAATCACCTATTCCGGCAAGAATGGATACATAAAGGGTACCAATCTTAAATCCGTCGGCGGGGGCGGTTCTTCGTCCTCTTCGAGTTCTTCAAGCTCCACAAAAAGTTCAAGCTCCAAGAAGTCTGGCAGCACGGCTAACACGCAGATTCAGACTGGTAAGGGGCTTAAGATATCCGCCGTCATTGTACTCCGAAACAGGAACAACGACGGCAAGGACGCAGTGCTTGACTGCGGTCAGTTCGAGCTGGACAGCATAGATGCACAGGGCCCGCCGGCGACCGTCACCATCAAGGCAACATCGCTTTCGTTCAGCAATACCGTGCGGCAGACGCTGAAATCCAAGTCGTGGGAGAACATCACACTTTCAGAGATAGCAGGTCAGATAGCGCGGCAGAACGGAATGGGAGTGCTTTTTGAAAGCGAGTTCAATCCGAGGTATTCCCGCGTGGAGCAGTATCAGACCTCTGATATTGCTTTTCTGCAGAAGTTGTGCCACCATGCCGGCTGCTCCCTGAAAGCCACCAACAATATCTTTGTGGTGTTCGACCAGGCGGCTTACGAGGGAAAAAAGGCGGTCAGAAAGATAAAATTCGGCGAGGAGGGCGGCTACACCAAGTACAAGCTGTCCACCGGCACGAACAACTGCTACACCTCATGCCGGGTGTACTGCACCACTACGAGCGGCGCGGTCATTTCTGCGACCGAGTATGCTGAGAACTACAACGAGAACAGCGACGATCAGCAATGCTTGCAGGTGTGTCAGCGCGTATCAAGCAAGGCAGAGGCACAGGAACTCGCACACAAGCTGCTCCGTCTGCACAACAAATTTGAGATCACCGGAACGTTTACGTTCCCCGGCGATCCCAGGCTTGCCGCAGGAAACACGGTGGAACTTTGTGATTTCGGGTTTGGCGATGGTAAGTACATCGTCAAGACCGCTAAACACAGCATATCTTCGAGCGGCTATACTACGCAGGTCACCCTGAGAAAGTGCCTTTCGGAAAGCGAGAGCACGAGCGGCGGCAAGACGGACAGCAGCGATGAGATACAGGAGCTGGCTATGCAGGTGATCCGGGGCGAATGGGACGTATATCCCAAGCGCAAGGAACTGCTTGAAGCCGCAGGACACAGCTATGAGCAGGTGCAGGCGCGGGTAAATCAGATACTTTACGGAGGTTGACGATGTTTAGAATTGGAACAGTCACTGTTGTGGACGTTAAAAAGAGAATGGCAAGGGTCAGGTTTCCCGATGTGGACATCGTTTCGGACTGGCTGCCTGTTCTTGATCATTCTTCGTTCGTTACGTTGGCGCTGAAATCGGACGGAAAAGCGTGGACTATTAGCGAGAAACACGCGTCAGCCGACAGGGAGCTGAACAGCGGCGCGGAATACACCAAGAGCCACCCTGATGAGATCAGCGGGAAGTCGCCCGACATCGAATGTGCAGGCGGGCACGTACACACGCACGAAATAGCGATGAAGATATACGGCTGGCTGCCGTTCATCGGTCAGACCGTGGTGTGCGAATACAACGATGAATTCAACGGCGACGGCATTATCATGGGAGGTTTGACATGAAAGTCGGCAGTCTTGGGAAAGTTGTTTTCACAGTTTCAACAAACAAAGTTGAAACTTTTTCGGGCTTGAAAATAAGCAGTTCCGCGTCTTACGGAAGTCACAAGCGGCATGGCGGGAATGAGATCATTGAGTTCACGGGAAATGACGCGGATACAGTTTCTTTTAACATGACGCTTTCGCAGATTCTTGGCGTTAAAGTCGCTGAGGAACTGGATAAGCTGAAAAAGTACAAAAAGACCGGCAAAACGCTTAAATTCGTGATCGGCAAGAGGGTGATAGGCAACTATCGCTGGGTGATTACGAAACTTAACGTTACCGAGGAAATCTACGGTAAAAAATCGGAGCTTATAACCGCTGGGGTAGCGATAACACTCAAAGAATACAACAAGTAGGGGGGCGGTGAAATGTCATACAAGGTAAGCGCCGCTGATGGTTACTCGCTTTCCATGCAGGAGGACAGCGAACTGCTTTCCGTACTGCAGAATATCGCGCTCCTGCTGAATACCAGGCGCGGAACGGTACCCATGCATAGGGAATTCGGCTTGCCTATGGAGTTCGTGGACAAGCCGATTGACGCTGCGGAAACAATCGCGTTCGTGGAGATATCGGACGCGCTTGAAGAATTTGAGCCGCGTGCAAAGCTGGACGATGTGTACTTTGAAAAATCAGCAGACGGCACAATGGCATTAACGGTGGAGGTGAGCATAGCAGATGAGCAGAGCGACTGATTATCAGTTTGTTTCGACAGACAGTGCGGAAGTGGTTGCAGACCTTACCGCCAAGTATGAGGAACTCACAGGACACACGCTGCTGCCGTCAGACCCTGATAAACTGTTCATTCAGTGGGTCGCCGGGATAATCATACAGCAGCGCATAATTGTGAATTATGCGGCAAATCAGAACCTGCCGTCCCGGGCGGCGGGTGAAAACCTCGACGCACTCGGAGAGATGATATACAATGTGACAAGGCCGGAAGCAAAGCCGGCGGAATGTGTGGTGCGCTTTACGCTGTCAGCGCCGCAGGAAACGGCGATACCGATACCCAAGGGTACAAGGGTCACTGACAGCAGCGGGGCGCTCATGTGGACTGTCACAGAGGATACGGCGGTAGATATCGGGGAGGTCACGGTCGATGTCCCGATTGTCTGCGAAACGGAGGGCGAAGTCGGTAACGGCTACGCGCCCGGGCAGATAAATACGCTTGTGGACGTCGATAATGTGATGTATTTTTCATCTTGCGCAAATGTGGAAACGTCCCACAGCGGCGCTGAACGCGCGACCGACGATGAATACTATGAGCTTATGAGAGCGGGTCTGGAGGCATTCAGCACCGCCGGCCCGAAGGGAGCCTATGAGTACCACGCAAAGGCGGTATCTACGAGCATAGCGGACGTGTGTGCGATAAATCCCAAGGACAAGCCGGGATATGTTAATATATTCGCGATAATGACTAACGGAGAAATCGCCGATGATGGGACAAAGAGCGCTATACTTGCCGCCTGCAATGACGATAAGGTCAGACCGCTTACAGACGTTGTTGAGGTCCTCGACCCGCTTGTCGTTGAGTTCAGCGTAGATCTTACTTATTACATCGACCGCAATTCCGAGAAGTCGGCGGCGGAGATCGAAGCGGCAATACGCAGCGCAATTGAGGAATATGTGGAGTGGCAGTGCAGGAAAATCGGCCGGGATATAAATCCGTCACGGCTCATGTGGCTGCTTAAGGATACTGGTGCAAAGCGTGTTGATATCAAGTCGCCAGTGTTCGTTTCGCTTCGTGACGGTTCCGACCGCCTTACCCCGCAGGTAGCGCATACCGACCTTGCGAAATCCGTGATAACGAACGGAGGATATGAAGATGAGTAAGCTGATCACAGAAAAGGACGCGCTACTTGCCGCTTTTCCGTATTCGCTTACGCGCGACACGGACAAGGTCAAACTTGCTGACGCTGTCGCAAGTGAGCTTATCAAGACGGTGGCTCAATCCGAGTATGCCGCTATCTTTCCGAGGGTGGACGAGCTTCCGGAAAAGGTGCTTGATATTCTTGCCGCTGATCTCAAGATACAGTGGTATGAGATCGACGCGCCTATCTGGAATAAGCGGCAAGCGGTCAAGGAGTGTATGCTCGTCCACAAATATAAGGGCACCAAGTATGCCGTGGAAGCAGCCTTGCGCAGTATGTACAATTCCGCTGAGGTCAAGGAGTGGTTTGAATACGGCGGCGAACCGTTCCATTTTCAGGTCAAGGTCTATGGCTCAAACGGGTCTGGGTTGAAAACGCTATACCTCAAGATACAGTACGCCAAGAACCTGCGTTCGGTGATGGACGATGTGAAGTTTGTCCTCATTCCTGAAAAGGAGATAGACGCCGTGTTCGGCGCGCAGATAGCGTCGATAAAAAAGCGCATCGGCATGGAACTGATATCCGAAACCGAGGATATCTACAGCACCGATGGGATAAGTAATGTCGGGATATCACTGACCGCACGGTTAAAGAAAATTCCGTTTTCTTTCAGATACGAATGCGGTCCCCCCTGTGGGACGTCAGGAGCGGCGGGTATTGGCTTTGCGGTGAGTGCGCTGACAAAGCGGTACAGTATGCGGCTTATAGAGCCTGGATTTGAAAGCCAGACTAACAAATTCGGCAACAACGCAGGTCCTCTGCGTTTTGTAATTCTTTGAGAGGAGGTATTGGTATGAGCTGGAATCAGGTGATCATGACGAAAGTCGGAGAAGAGCTGCTGTCTAAAATGCTAAATGGCAGTAAGCTCATCTTTACGCGCGTCGTGATCGGTGACACTACTGTTAACGAGAGTCAACTCCCTATGCAGACGGCGGTCTTTTCGCCCCTTTCTGCTCCTGCGCTGATCGTAGGCAAGCAGGAAGTGCCCAGTAAGAACGGAACTGAGATACTTATTCAGATCCGCAACGACGGCATGACTGAAACAAGCAGAATGAAGCAGATTGGACTGTTTGCAAAGTCCGAGCACGACGATGAAGTAATGCTCGGAATCCTGCAGGACGATATCGGCGAAGAGATCCCGGCTTACGACGATTTCCCGCAGTTTATGATCGAACTTGCTATTACGATCGGTATCAGCCGCACAAACAACATTGCGGTTATAGTAAGCCCTTCCGTGTATGTCCCCAAGTCGGAGTTTGACAAGGTAAAGTCACAGATGCTCACAGCTGTCAAGGTTAAGGTCTACGACCGCGATCCGAACAAGCCAACCTACGGGTTTGGTGATGAGTCGGGTGGGGGAGGCGGGACAGACCAGGAGGTAACACTTACAGCAAAAACGTACACGGGAACGGCGGACGTCACGCTTATTCTGAACAACAACCAATATGACGCAGACAACATGAAAAGAACCGTTAGCGGAACGATTAACGGTGACATGATTATTGAGGAGGGCTAATATTATGGCTACTAACGTTAAGGCAATTCTTTCCCAGATCAAGGTTAACGACGAACTTAAGGACCTTTGGTTCAGAGCGGCGAATATCGAGGTGACCCTCGGCAACGGCACTAAGACCGACCTTGCAACCGTACTGACCGGAATTTCCAGCGACATTGACGCGCTGCCTACTGTTTCCGAGGTCGAGCAGCAGATTGCCAATGCCGGGCTTACCAAGATGGAGATCGTAAGCGAGATCCCCAGCCCCGAGGAGGCAAACGATACCACCATCTACCTCTACATGAATGAGGGCACCGGCTACTATGATATGTACAAGAAGGTCGAGGAGAAGGGCGTGCCGAAGGTCGTACGCCTTGATGATACTTCTATCGACCTTACCAACTATCTGCAGAAGTTCGAGGGCGCTTCCGAGGACAACAAGGACGAGATCGTTACTGTGACCGCTGATGGTGGTATCAAGATGTCAGGCAAGAAGGTCGGCGGCGCTGCACTCGCTGGTACTCCTAATGCGAACACTGTAGCAACCGAGGCGGCTGTCAAGGCGGCTGTTGATGGCGTTCACTCTGTTCACATCGGCGAGTCTGCTCCTTCTACCATGAAGAACGGCGATCTGTTCATTCAGCTTGTCGAGGAAACTGCTGAGTAATACATCTGACTGCTGTCGCGGTTGATCTCACATTCATTCGGCGGGGCGGTCTGCTCCGCCGATATTGAATCTGAAAGGAGGTAAAGTATTGAGCGGCATAAAAGAAATGGTTGGTGTAATTCGCGGACTTATGGAAGATGGAACTCCTGTGATGGTCATGCCAATCACACGGCTGGACTGCATTGAGGATTCTTCCGAAACTGTCACAGGCGCTGATAACGGAGACTATATTCCTGTTATTGACACGAAAGACAACGGACAGATGAAAAAGATTCTTGTATCCGACCTGCACAAGGAGGTTTTCGCCTCACATGATATCGCAGTAAGTCTGCTCCTGACCCTTGCAAACAGGGTAAGCAAGGAGTTTGACGAAGTCAGAACCGATGTTCTTTCAGAGTCCGGAACGGTCACGCTCACCAACGATGCAATATATCCTTTTAACAATTCGCAGAAAACCGTTCCGCTTGTTGTGCAGAGGACCAATGCGAACTATACCGTAGTCCCCGAGATCGTGTCATGCAAAGGAAACGTCGGCGAGATAGTGGTTTCGGATATTCTGGAAAATGGTTTCAAAATCGCATACACGGGCAGCGCAGCCAGCGTAACTTTGAAATATAAGGTCATAGGAGGGTTTACACCGTGAAGATCGTAAACAAAAACGAGGGTACAAAGATACCTTATGAGGTCATGGGCAACAAGATCTGCTTTGACGACGACCTCACTATCAATCTTGCCAAGCGCGAGGAAAACGATGCGGTTCATATCGACGTCTGCTTTGACGCTGACCGCAATCTTGTTATAGGAGCGGCCGTCGGCAGACTGTATGTAGCAGAGATAGATATTCCGGCGCGTGAATGGGTCGAGACCGAGCTTGAAGAGGAAAATGCGGAGAATACGGAGAACGTTGGTATTGCGATGAAATCGTTCAGCCGTGAACCTGTTCCGTTCGACATCAGCAAGGTAACACTTTCGCTGTGGGCTATCGACCAGGCAGCAGAAGGAAAGGATAACACCGATGAGCAGTAATTTTGATCTCGCCAATCTGGCGATACAGACGATATGTCCGGGTAATGAGCTGCTGTACGACGACAAGGGGTTGCCCTCTGTAATGGTAAAGATACCCAAGATGACGTATGCACAGCTCGGTATAGGGGATTCCAATGATGTATTCCCTGCATTTATCGTTAACGGCAAGACTGTTGATGCTCTGTACTTCCCTAAGTACGAGAATATAGTGCAGAACGATAGAGCGTATTCTCTGCCCGCGCGGGATCCTGCTGTTTATGTAAATCATGATCAGTCTGTTGTGTACAGTATGTCTAAAGGAACAGGCTGGCACAGCATGACTCGGCTGGAGTGGTGTGCAATTGCTTTATGGTGCCTTAAGAATGGTTTTCAGCCGAATGGTAATAACAATTATGGCAAAGACATATCCGAAAGCACATATAAGGCTGTTCCCACTTTAAGAGAGAATAATGGGAATATTAACCGTGTTGCTACAGGAACAGGCCCTCTGTCATGGTTCCATAACAATGCACCGGACGGTATAGCTGACCTGAACGGAAACGTGTGGGAATGGACGACCGGTATTCGCCTTGTGTACGGCGAACTGCAGGTACTTTCTCATGATGGAACTACATTTGGCAATGATGCTGCCGATTCCACAAACAATCAGGCTGCAGACTCGGCGCTGTGGCGTGCTGTCGATGGAACAACAGGTGCTCTTATAGTTCCGGATGGGAGCGGCACAACAACTAATAGCCTTAAGCTCGATTATGTTCAGGGCAGTGGCTGGAAATGGGTTACCGGAGTGCTTTCTAGTCAGCAGAATGCAAATCGGCATGCAGACTTTGAAAGCACTACTGTTGACAGCAATGTATGTGCTGTGGCGCTGCATATCCTTCAGGCGCTGTGCTTGTATAGAGCAAATGATTCGGCAGGGGCATACAAGAGCGATGTTTTCTGGGGCAACAACGGCGCTACTGAATTGCTTTTCGTTGCCGGTGGTAGCTGGGACGATTCCGTCAGGGCTGGTGTGTTCGGGGTCAGCTGTTGTTACCCTCGTGCCGTCACGCGCGGCTTCCTCGGTTTCCGCTCCGCTTTTGTTAATCTGCCGACTGAGTAACTGGGTTTTGAAGATAATGAGAGCCTCGGCCAATAAAATGGTCGGGGCTTTCGTTATAAAATACGATTTTGCAATCGCTTGCAAAAGGGGGTAAGTTAATGGATAGCGCGATTATTTGTTCACTAATTAGCGCGGCTGTGACGATCGGAAATGTGGTCTTTACTACGGTAATGAGCAGCCGATCGGAAAAGAAACGCCGTGCAGATGTTGAGGAGATCCGCCAGAACGATCGCACAAAGCAGATAGAAAGCGGTTTGCAGTCGCTTTTACGCGCGGAAATCATCAGGTCACATGAAAAGTATATGGACAAGGAATATTGCCCGGTGTATGCCCGCGAGGCTCTCACACGCATCTATGAGAGCTATCACGGTCTTGGCGGCAATGGTACGATGACGGAGCTGTATCACCAGGTGATAGCTCTGCCGACTGATAAGGAGGGCAACCATGAAAATTGATTGGAAACGTAAGCTGACCAGCCGTAAGCTGTGGGTAGCAACTGCAGGGTTCGTAGCGGGTCTTATCGTAGCGTTCGGCGGAAGTTCCAAGACCGCCGATACTGTATCCGGCTGTATTCTGAGCGGTGCTGCTGTTGTCGGTTATGTGATTGGCGAGGGTCTCGCCGACGGTCTCGCCGACGGAGGTCACAAGGACGGTGAGGAGTAATGGCTAAGTATGCAGGCATCGACATCAGCTATTGTCAGCCTGATGTCGATTACTCGGCGCTTAAGTCCGGAAAAATCCTCGGATATCCCGTCAAGTTCGTTATGGTTCGAGCGGCATACGGTACTAGCATGGACAAGTACTTCCTGCAGCACGTTCGTGGCTGTTTGGCGGCCGGCTTATATGTCGGGGTATATCTGTTCAGCACCGCCAAGAATACCGCGCAGGCTAAGGCAGAGGCCGAGTGGCTGATCAGCACGATTAAGGCGAACAAGCTGGACGGCAAGATCACGTATCCGATAGCCTACGACCTTGAGATGGAATCGCAGTACAAACTTGGGAAGACTGTATGTACGGCGATGTGCAAGGCCTTCATGGACACGATAGCCGCGCATAACTATCAGCCGATGCTGTACACGAACGTCAACTGGATATGCTGCCACCTCAATTTCGATGAGCTGAAGGATTATCCCCTGTGGCTTGCCGCGTACATATCCGAGGCAAAGGTCAAGAAGTACATCACCAAGTACGATATGTGGCAGCACTCGGTTGCTGGTCATAAATACTACGATGCGCAGGGTGTCGGAGCAGTTCCTGGAATCATCGGACAGTGTGACTGCAACTGGGGTTACACGGGGTTTGCTGCTCAGATCCGCAAGGAAGGCAAGAACAAGCTCCCTAATCAGAAATACCGCGTTACTGCCACAAAGGTAGTCACGAAATCTGAGCTTCCGGCCACTACCGGTCCGCTGAACGCGATGGGTTTCACAGTGAAAACTGAAGAGGTATAATATAAGGGAACCTCTAAAAACCGGTGTGAAAAGCAAAAATGGGCAGGGTGTGCCAGCTTCTAGGAAAGCCGACGAAGTAAGGCTGTATGCCTTACGAGGAGGTTTGACGACGAAGATGGTGCGCACTGCACATTTTCGCTCACATGAGGTTTTTAGAGGTGAC